CGCCTGCCAAGCCTATCGACCAAATCGCCCAAGCTGTCAGTGCGTACAACGCTGCGGCGACGGAAAGCGGCTGGCCACGTTGCCAGGTTCTCAGCAAGGCCCGACGGTCGGCCTTGGCGGCACGCCTGAGGGACAGCGGGGGGCTTGCCGGATGGCAGGCCGCGTTAGCCAAAGCCCAAGGGTCCAGTCATTGCTGCGGTCAGAACGACCGTGGCTGGACCGCAAGTTTCGATTTTCTCACCCGCCAGTCGTCTTTCACCAAACTTCTCGAAGGCAATTACGACGACCGCACGCCACCAGGAGGCCGATATGAACCTAACCACGCTCAACGACCTACCCCGAGACCCGAAAACCGGCCTGACCCTGCTCTTGAGCAAATCGCTAGGCTCGCAGGACTTGGCGCAGCACAAGGCCATGGTTGCGGTTGAACTGGAGGTCATGGCGAAGAAGATGGATCGGTTCGGCTGGGACCGGGACAGGGGCACCATGGCGCATGACCGGATGGTCGAGGACTGGATGGACGTGCTTTGCGACTACCCGTTGCCCGAGGTCAAGCAGGCCTGCCGTGAATGGGTCGAAAAGAATCCCCGCAAGATGCCGAACGAGGGCGACATTCGCGCTTTGATCATTGCGGCCCGAGGGGCCTTTCTTCGCAAAAACCCGAGACTGGAGGCAGCAGAATGAACCCGTCAATCAACCAAATCATCGGCGCAGTCTCTGACGCCTTCGGGGTTCCAGAGCATGAGATCACCGGCCCGTGCAAAGAGGGTCGGTTGATGCCAGCCCGGTTCGCTGCGGTGTACCTTTCTCGGGAGATGACCGACAAGAGTCTGCCCGTGATCGGCAGGGAGTTGGGCGGCAGGGACCACACCACGATTTTGAACGCTGAACGCAGGGCGTCGGAAATGGCCGACCAAAGTTTCGAATACCGGGGATTGCTGGCGAAGTCCCGTAACCGGGCGCTTGTCGCGGTAATCTCAACCCTCCCCAGCTTTCACCGCCACGGCAGCTTGGAGGCATCGCATGACTGACCACACGGATCTGTTCGACTTCATTTCTGAACCTCGCTTTGCCTACGAGATTTGCAACCGCTTTGTCATCACCCCAGGCGCATTGAGCCGCATGATGGTGGATCTGCGGGCAGAGGGCTATGTCGAGCGGCTGGTGTCGGGCCGCGCTGGTGCCCGGTACGTCCGGACCTCCAAGCCCTACACCCCGCCAAAGACCAAGGACGAAATCAATAGGGAGCGCGGCTGGACCACGGTCCGCACAAGAAGCGAGCACTGCACCGGAGGGTACATCCACGACCGCAACGTAACCCTGCCCAAGATGCCGGAGGCCTTGCAATGACTGACGCTGAAATTCTCGACTACCTGTCCGAAGAACGTGCGCCAATCCTGATCGCCAAGCATTTCGGGACAACAGCCCGCGCGATGGCTCCACGGCTGAACGCGCTGATTGAGTCGGGCCATGTCATCCGGCGGGTCACGTCAACCAATTCGCGGTACTATTCCCGCACGGACAAGCCATACGTGCCGCCTCAGACCGAGACCCGTGAAGAAAAGCTGGCGCGACTCGGACGGTATCAAGTCACGAAGATCGAAAAGAACACGTCCCACACCAAGGGCGGTCTGCACGGCACGCGCGTCAACCGGATCACGCTTGCGGGGATGCCGGTATGACCCCTGACCAGCTAAAACAGATCGCCGACTGCAAGACCCTGACCCGCAACATGCGCCACGGCGGACACGCAGACGGCACGATACGCGGCGCACTGCTGGTTGATGGCTGGGACATCGCGGCAATCAATGCGGCTTTTGAAGAGGTGGATGAGTGATGGCCCTGACAAGCAAAGCCCTTCATGAGGCATACGGGGTCGAATTCCCACGCCCCGAAAAATGGGAGCTCGGGCCCCTCATAGCCGGGTCACACGCCATGGACACGATGCCCACGCAACTCATCGACGGCCCAAGCCATCCAGCGCAGATCGAGGTCCACGGTGACTACTGCGATAGCATAGCAAAGCAGATTGTCGATCTTCTCAATGGAGAGGGGGAGTGATGCCCAGAAAAAAGAACAAAAGGAAGGATCGGCAGGCAAAGCAGAAGGCAGAGGCGGAACAGTCAAAGCCAAAGCGTCAGCGTGTCATGATGATCGATCCGGTTCATAGCGTGGGCCTAGCCGGGCAAAGCATGGCTATCTTGGCCGCTATGGCGGCTGCACAAAAGCGAAGGTGAATGATGGCTGTAAGTGCAAAAGAGATTTTTGGGGCGGCGTGCCAGATGCAGATTGTCGAACCTCTCAATAGCGACAAGAGCGAGGCCGCAGACAGCGACCTATTCGCAAAAGACCCGCCGACATGGGCAAGGGACAAGTTCAACGGCGGCTACGGCGAACAATGCGGAGACTGCGGCGCATGGTGTGAGGTCGTCAGGCCCGGCAAGACGCAGTGCAGGAACCCTGATTGCGAGGTGGATGGGTGATGGATATTTGGGAGCATGAAGAGACACGCGATTGTGAGTATGCGCGCGCTAGTGTCGGCGATTTTCGAATCGAAGTGACGGACTTTGATGGAGACCTGTCTGAATGGACGATAAGTTATAAGGGCCATATCGTAGCCAATGGTTGGGCGGAAATCTGGAACCACTTCGAGGCCTGCAAGGCGGCGGCATGGGCCACTGTGCATAGCTTCGAGACAGTGCCGTCCGGATACATGATGACGCTTTCAGAATTGTCGGGCGAGGCCACCGAGTGACCCCAAAAAGCCCCACACAGAGCCGTCTGCTCGGGATCCCCTGTGACCCCCGCTGGTACATCATGACCGTACTCAGCGGGCAGGAGAGCGTCGCTGAGGCCCTATTCGCCAACGCAGGCACATTAGACGCATGGTATCCGCATCGCTGGCGTCGCGACCCGCCCCGCAAAGCAAAGCCGGGTCAAAAGCGAGACCGTAAGCGGACGAAGATCGCAGACCCGAGCGGGTATCTTTTCATTCAGGTGGATCGGGCCCCGCAGTGGCACATCATCAAAAACCGCCGCGTTGTTCTGGATGTGGTCAAAGTTGGCGACGTGCCGCGCATCATCACGGAGGCGGAAATCGCATACATGCAGCAGCAACCCGAACGCGTCAAAGAACTGGCCGACAAGATCAAGGCTGAACAGATCGCCGCACGACAGGCAAAGCAGCCCTATGTCGGCGGCAAGGCAAAAATCGTTGAGGGGGCACTCGCGGGCAAGGTCGGCGTTGTCGATGAAGTCCGCGAGGGGTCCGTGATTATGACCGTGGACAGGGTAAAGCTGGCGACGGCGATTGATTGGGTGGAGAGGGTAGCGTGATGGGCGATTGCCCCCCGTTGTACCTGCAAGAATGACGTGCTATAGTTTGCAGGCCTTCCGCTGTCGCATGGATAGGTTCACCCGCCCCGGTCGCGCCTGCCAGCGCGCCGGGGCTTTTCTTTCAGCGCACCCACCCCCATTGATTCCCCCGACAAAATCGGCTAAATAGTCTGTCAAGACCGAATTGCGCCATGTTGCCCCGATTTGTGCGGCACGGGCGGCGTACCCGGCGGGATAACCGGGAACAGGCGGGGCTTGATGGCTTCGTCTATGTCGCAATGTGGGGTGGGATGAAGATCGACATAGAATATGAAGACGGTCTTTGGTTGGCCAGCGGCGGTGGGAATATCGGCGTTGTTGCCGGTGTGGACCGTGAAGTGGTCCGCGAAAGCACTAAGCGTGTGCTTTGCGAGATTGTCGATGCGTTCTTTGATGGCAGGGAAGACGAGCTGACCGAGCCAGAAGAACTGGGAGAGGTCCAATAGGACTCCATCCGCCAAACATCTTCGGCCTCTATCGCTATTCAGCGGCCAGCACCGAGCTGAACGTCGCGAGCCGCGTTCATCGCAATATGGATCTGTCCCAGGCTCAATCGCAACTGCGTTACGACATGGGGCTACTCGCACAGGCCCCGAAGCCCACAAACTGCACCAATTGCGGCGCACCCCGTCGCGGCTGTGATTGCGATTACTGCGGGGCGTAGGTCCACCAATCACACATCCAGAGGCACGCACCGCTCAAACCGGGCGTGAATATCTATGGCAGCAAGGCTTAATCCAAAGCAGGAGCAGCGGTCGCGCGACGCAATCAAGACTACACAGCTTGTTAAGCGATTGCAGCAGTTTGCTTTTGAGGAAGAGGACGAAGGGGGCCAAGTCGTTGAAATTGACCCACAAAGGCTGCGCGCGATTGAAATTCTGCTCAAGAAAACGCTGCCTGACCTCAAGGCAATCGAGCACAGCGGCGACCCTGAAAAGCCTGTAATCCAGCGAATTGAGCGGGTTATTGTTCGACCTTCAGATTGAGACAAGTGAGGTCTTTTACCCGCTACTTGAGCCAGCGCGCTACAAGGGCGCGTATGGCGGGCGCGGGTCGGGCAAGTCGCACTTCTTCGCTGAATTGGGCATTGAGGACGCGCTAAGATGGCCGGGTGATGCGGGCGAGGGCTTGCGGCTTCTCAGTTTTCGCGAGGTCCAGAAGTCGCTGAAGCAAAGCGCCAAGTTTCTGCTGGAATCCAAGCTGCACAAATTTGGGTTGGGCGAACAAGACGGGTTCAGGGTCTACACGGACCGCATATCAACGCCGGGTGACGGCGTTATTGCATTTACCGGGATGCAGGACCACACCGCAGACAGCGTCAAGTCTTATGAGGGCTTTCATCGCGCCTGGGGGGAAGAGGCGCAATCGATAACCGCCCATTCGATGAGCCTACTGCGGCCCACAATCCGCTGGGAAGATACCCACAGAGGCCTTGAGTCTGAACTGTGGTTCGGCTGGAACCCTAGAAGTAAATTTGACGCGGTGGACAAGCTGTTGAGGGGCGACAGCCCGCCGCAGTCGTCAATTGTTGTTGAGGCCAATTGGTCGGATAATCACCGCTTCCCGAAGGTCCTTGAGGCAGAGCGGCAATATTGCCTAACGTCCGACCCGGATAGTTATGATCATATCTGGGAAGGCGGATACGGGGCTGTAGTCGCAGGCGCGTATTATGTTGCCTTGCTCAACGACGCGAAGCGGGGAGGCCGCATCACAAGCGTTGACTTGAGCCACGACCTCCCAATCCATACGGCGTGGGATCTGGGCATCGGCGACAGTATGGCAATATGGGTTTTCCAGGCTGGCCCTGAGGGTATGCGCCTCATCGATTACTTGGAAGACCATGGCATGACACTCGGCCACTACGTCACGGAACTTGAAACCCGTGGCTACCGTGGCGGATATGACTACGTTCCGCATGACGCCAAGGTTCGCAGCCTGGACACGGGCAGATCGCGGCTGGAAACGCTGGTGTCGCTGGGGCGCAAGCCTGTGCTTCTCCCGGCATCGTCTCTAGACGACGGCATCAACGGGGTTCGCCAGCTAATGCCGCGCATGTGGTTCGACGGCACCCGGTGTGAATATGGCCTTGAGGCATTGCGCAACTACCGCACCGAGTATGATGAGGGCGCGCAGATTTTTAAGAACAAGCCCCTGCACAACTGGGCCAGCCACTGCGCTGACGCCATGAGATACGCCGCACAAGGCTATCGGGACCTCGCCATCAAGAAGGTCCAAGAGATTGCGAAGCCCAAGCCCGGCCAGATCATGCTGGCTGGACCGCCTCAGCCGGAAGAAACCGGCAGGAGATCAGGCATATGACCGAAGACGACAAGCCAAAGCTGACAGGCACTGCCAAGCCTTGGCTCCAGGCCATCAAGGACGCCGAAAAGGCGTTCGAGGGCTGGCAGAGGTCATGCAAGAACGTGTCCGACAAATACGCCAGCCTGAAAAAGCTGGGCGATGCCGGTGGCAAGCGCGAGTTGCAGATTTTCTGGTCGAATATGCAGGTCATGTTGCCCGCAGTCTATCAGCGGCCCCCGGTCCCCGTCGTGATGCCACGCCACAGCGACACAGGCGAAGTGGTCCGCAAAGCGTCGGAACTGGTTGAGCGGACGCTTGAGTTTGACGTTGAGGACGATGACCTGCACGAGACGCTGCTTGAGGTCCGTGATGACCTCGGCTTGTTCTCACGCGGCGTTGTCTGGGTGCTGGATGACGGATCCGCCATCCACGTCGATAGGGCTGACTTCGTGCATGACCCGGCGCGGCGCTGGAAGGAAGTAAGCTGGGTGGCGCGTCGTGCGTATCTGGCGAAAAAGCCTTTCAAGGAGCGCTTCCCCGACAAGGCCGACAAATGGGCAGAGGCCGAGGCCGAACAGGTCGGCAAAGAGCGTAACGACGATTACAAGACCACAGATAAGAAGGTCGCGGTGTGGGAAATCTGGTCCAAGCCCGACAACCGCGTCTACTGGGTGACCGAGGGCGTTGATGACGTCCTTGACGAAGCGGACCCGCTGTTTGACGTCAAGGGCTTCTTCCCGTGCCCCAAGCCCGCTTATGGCACCTTGGAGCCGTCAACACTCAAGCCTGTTCCCGACTACGTCTATTACCGCGACCAAGCGGACGAAATCCACGAACTGACGGATCGCATATCGTCGCTGACCGAGTCCCTGCGGATGAAAGGGTTCTATGCGTCGGGCACGTCGGAAGTTGGCGAGGCCATTGAGACGGCGATGAAGCAGACCGACAACCGGTCCAATCTTGTGCCGATCAGCAACCTTGCCGCCTTGGGCGGTCAATCGCTCAAGGACAGCATTATCTGGCTGCCGGTGCAAGAGATTGCCGGGGTCATCAGTGACCTGATCCAGTTGCGCAAGCAGTTGATCGAGGACGTGTACGAAATCACCGGCCTCAGCGACATCATGCGTGGCGTGACGGACGCGCAAGAAACGCTAGGGGCGCAAAACCTCAAGGCAGAGTTTGGCAGCGTCCGTGTCCGGTCGAAACAGCAGGAGATGGTCCGCATCGGGCTGGACGTGCTGTCCATGAAGGCGGAAATCTACGCCGAGACGCGCGACATCCAAGAATTGATGGCCATGGCGGGGATGCGGTTCCCGACCATGCAAGAAATCCAGTCGGCGCAGGCGCAAGGCCAGAAGGTTGACGACGTGCCATTGGAAAGCATCGCGCAGCTACTGCAAGACCAGCGGATGCGGCCTTTCGCAATGGAGGTCGAGACCGACAGCACCATCGCGCCGAATGAAATGGCCGAGAAGCAAAACCGGATCGAATTCCTCCAAGCCATCGGGTCGTTTATCGGCCAAGCACAGGGCGCGGTAGAGGCATTCCCGCAATCTGCACCGTTCATGGCTGAGTTGATGCGGTTTGGCGCTGGTGGCTTTAGGGCAGGGCGTGACCTTGGCGGGGCCATCGACCAATTCACGGAACTGGTGGAACAACAAGCACAAGGTCAGCAGCAGCAGGGGCCAGACCCCGCGATGCAGGCCGAGCAGGCCAAGGCGCAAGCCGAGCAGGCGAAAGCCCAAGCTGATATTGAGTTTCGCCAACGCGAGTTGGACACGAACACACAGATCCGCATCCAGGAGATGCAGGTGCGACAGCAGGAGATGGCGGGCAAGCAGGCCATTGAGCAGGCTCGTATCCAGAATGACCGCTACAAAATGGACTTGGACAGCACGCTACGTCAGCAGGACCAAGCCATCAAAATGCGCGAGCTAGGCATCAAGGTTGACGCTCAAACCCTCGCCGAGCGCGAGGTTGAGATCAACACCCTCAAAGATGCCGCAGAAATCGAACTAGAGGCGACGCAAGAGCGTCCCGTAGGCATCGGAGACTAAATCATGAGCCATTACAGCAACGGCGTCGCCCCTGTGTGGCGCGAAACCGGCGACGGGGCCTATACCATCCCCGCCGGATATACCTGCGTCGGTTTTGTCGCTGAGGTCGCAGGCACCGTCAATTTCACCAGCGGCGGCACAGCCGTGACGCCATCAGTATCCGCTGGCCTGCCATACCCCGCGCGGGTTGACAGCTTTCAGGCGTCATCGACCGCAACCGGCATCCACGCACTGCTGCTCAAAGGCTAATGCGGACCACGTACAGATACCGTGGCGGGCAGGTTGTCGGGCCTGACGGACTGCCGATGCTCAATCAGGCTGAACGCGCCGCAGAGCCGACCGCGCCCATGGTTATCAGCGACACACAAGCCCCGCTGCAAAGCCAGACCAACGGCGTCATTTACGACAGCAAGTCCGAAATGACGAAAGAATATAAGCGGGCAGGAGTCGAGGAAGTCGGCACCGAGAAGATCAAGCCAAAAGGCCCACGGTCGAAAGAGGCCAAGGCCAAGCACAAGGAGGCTATCAAGGCTTCTTTGTATCGCGCGCACTCGCAAATGGGCTTTGGCGCGCCATAATCACGCATCCCTCAGAAGGATACCCCCATGGAATTCGAACAGGACGCCGCGCCAGCGGTAGAGCCGTCTATTGACGCGCCAACAGAGGCCCCCGAACAAGAGGACGCGCCCCGTCCGTCTATCCGGGAATCGCTGGAAAAGGCCTTCGCTGCTGATACGCCCGAAGATGGCGAGGCCCCGCAAGAGGCGCTAGGCCAAGAGCGCGGACCCGATGGTCGTTTTGTCGCCAAGGAGGCGGCAGAACAGCCCGCACAGGAGCCAGAAGCCGTAGAGGAGGCAACCCCCGCCCCCAACATGGCTGAGGCCCCTGTGCGCTTTTCTGCTGAGGCAAAAGCGGCATGGGCGCAGGCCCCTGAGCATGTGCGTGGCGAGATCCATCGGGCCATCACGGAAATGGAAGGCGGCTTGGCGCAAAAAGACGCGGTCATTGAGCCGATCAAGCCATTCATTGACATGGCAGGCGACCCCGCAAAACTGGCTGACGCATTGTCGGCATACACGAATATGGAAAACCTGCTGCGGCAAGACCTTTACAGCGGTCTTGCGGCGCTGGCACAGAATCTCGGCACCACGCCGACGCAATTGGGGGCGCTGTTGACCGGTCAGACACCGGGCCAGCCCGACCCGCGCGACCAACAAATCCAGCAGCTGACGCAACAGGTTCAGCAGCTATCCGGCAATTTTCAGCAGCAACAAGAGCAGGCCGTACTAGGCCAGCTTGAGCAGTTTGCAGCGGCTAATCCCCGCTTTGAAGAATTGCAAAGTGACATCGCGGCTATTCTGGATCTGGGCAAGGCCCCGGATCTGCAATCCGCATACGATCTTGCGGTGCGGATGAACCCGTTGCCGCCAGACCCCGCGCCTGTGGCTCAAACCCGCAAGCCGACCCGCTCCGTGATCGGTGCCCCGTCTTCTGGCTCAAACCCAGGAACGTCGCCTCGGTCCACCTCAGCTAGGGAAGCGCTTGAACGCGCTTTCAGCAGTTAAAACCATCAAGGAGATTGGTCCCATGACCATCACCAGTGTTGAGGCGCTCCAGGAGCGTCTTTCGATGGCTACGGAAGATCGGTCGGCGTCCTACGTTGACCTTGTTTCGGAGTCCAACGTCATTCTCGACGTCATGAAGCGCAAGGGCAATTGGAAGTCCTACAGCGGCCCGACAATCCGCGAGCGCTTGATGTACCAGCTTCACGGGTCTTACGTCCGTTATTCGGGCTTTGACTACCTGACGCCTGTACACGCTGAATTGATCAGCGATGCCGAGTTTGTTCCCAAGCAGGCAGCCACCGTGTTCAGCCTGTCCATGGAAGAAATACTGGCAAACAGCGGTTCCGACTCGCAGTTGCTGGATGTGTTCGCCACCCACATGGAAGCGTCCGAAATGGAACTTCAGAACAAGGTGACGGAAGACATCCATTCCGACGGCACAGCCGACGGCGGCAAGCAGATCGGCGGTATGCAGTTGATTATCCCGTCTGACCCGACCACGGGCACATATGGCGGCATCAACCGTGCGACCGTGGCGGCGTGGCGTCCAAATGCCTACGACGTGTCGTCCTATTCGTGGGACCACACATCGGAAACCGCAGTCAATGCGGCTGGTGTTCACGCCATGTTTAGCCAAGTCGTGCGCGAGACGTCCAAAGGCCGCAAGGGCGCGGACTTGATCTTGTCGTCTGAAAGCCACTTTGGCGCGTTCGAGGCTGCGTTGCAGGACAAGCAGCGCATCACCGACGGCGGCGGCAAAGGCAAGTTGGGCTTCCCATCGCTGAAATTCTACGGCGGCGGACGTTCTATCGACGTGGTCTTGGAAGGCGGTATCGGCTCCTACATGCCGGATGACATCACATACATGCTGGATTCAAACAGCATCTGTATGCGCCACCACCCGCAGCGGAACTTCTCGAAGATGGGTGGCAAGCAGCGTCCGATCAATCAAGACGCCATCGTGCAGCAGTTGGGTTTCATGGGCGAAATGACCATGCGCGACCCGCAGCACCTTTCCAAGCTGTTCTAAGGAGGGCAAAAAATGTCTGGAATTGCAGCAGGCTTTTCGCCGACCGAGGTGTATGCCGCAGGGACGCGGGGCGTGGTTTCCATGCCTCACAGCCTCGGCGACATCCGCCATATCAACGAAAAGGCCTATATCTTCGCACAAGCGGACGGTGCCATCACAGCAAACGACGTTTGCCTGGTGGACGCGTCCAATCAAGCGGACCAACTGGACACAACCAATTCAGGATCGGGCTTTGGCCTGCGCTGTGGCGTTGCCGCAGCCACGCTTGCCGATAACGAATATGGCTGGGTTCAGATCTACGGCCCTTGCACCGTCAACGTTGCCACGTCCTGTGCGGCGAACACCGCGCTGAACAGCACAGCCACGGCGGGGCGCATTGATGATGACGCCACGTCCGGCGCTGAGGTCGTGTCCGGTCTTGTCACAACGGCAGCCGAGGCGAGCAACACTGCCGCCGCGTACCTGAACTACCCGACAGTCGGCGCAACGCTCTAACGACGCTGGGGCGGGCTTCGCGGCCCGTCCCTCTTACACATCCCTCAGAAGGACACCCCCGATGCACGACGCTGATAAGTCTCTATCCGTTAAGTTTTTCCTGCATCCCCGCCTGAACCCCCGGAAAACGAAGGACGCGGGCCGCGAGATTTATGACGAAATCGAAATGGTTTCGATTCAGACCCCTGGCAACAACAAGACCGTTCACAACGCTCCGGCGGGGGACTTCCACTGGGACGGCAACAACAGCCGGTCCGTGACCTACAAGGCCCGCTTTGCCGAGGCATATGGAGCCTTCAAGCGCGGCACGGCTGAAATGCAATCCGGGTCGCCCCTCACTGTGCTAGGGCTGAACACCGCCCAAATCGCCGAATTACACGCCAAGAGCGTTCGCACGGTCGAGCATCTGGCGGGCATGTCGGACACCAATATTTCCCGCATGGGCCACGGCACACGTGATTTGGTTAACAAGGCGCGGGCATTTGTTGATTCGACCACTGGCGCGGCTGCGACCTTGAAGGAAATCGAGGCCTTGAAAGCCCAGATTGCTGAACTCAAAGGCGAGGCAAAGCCGGTTGACGACAAATTCGCGGGCTATTCCGACGACGACCTGAAAAACATGATCCGAGACGCTGGCGGCGACGTGCCGCGCGGCGCTGCATCCCGTGCGACCCTGATTGCGCGGCTTGATGACCTGGCCGAAAAGGCAGCCTAACCCATGTCGCGAACAGCTTTGAAAATTGTGCAAGACGCTGCCCTAAAATTGGGTATCGACGTCCCGACAGAGTTGTTCGCGTCCACGGACCGCACGGCGATGGAATTGCGCCGGGCGTTGATTGAGGCAGCGGACCAGATCGTCCGCGCCCATGACTGGCAACTGCTAAAAGGTGTCGAGACCCATACGGGCGACGGCACCACAACCGAATATGCGTTCCCGTCCGACTATCTGCGGATGCCCAAGGACGCGGAATTGTGGTCAAGCCGCTGGGAGCGCCCCCTGACGCGGGTAGAGCCTGAACAGTGGCTTATGCTGGATGTGCGGGACTACAACGTCGTGCATGGTTCCTGGACGATCTTCGGCGGCAATTTCGTCTACAAGCCCGCGCTTGCGTCGACCGAGACCGCCAAATTCTTCTACGTGTCTGAGAATTGCTGTGCGGCGGCAGATGCCACGGCCAAGGCCGAATTCACAGCGGATGACGACACGTTCCGACTTGATGACCGGGTGCTGGAATTCACCCTGATTTGGGTTTGGCGTCAGCAGAAAGAGTTGGATTATTCCGAGGACATGATGACCGCCAACATGGCGCTGGCGCGTGAAATCTCCAAGGACAAAGGGGCACGCATCTTGCGGCCCGGCGCGCGGCGTGACTTCGGCGCTGAAATGTCATTCCCGTTTGAGGTCACACCTTGAGACGCGCCGTCCGCCAATCGCAGGGCCAAACGCTCAAACTGCCTGCGCCGATCAAGGGCCTCATGGACAGCCAGCCTGTCAATGCTGATGGTCTGGGCGCGGAATGGCTGGACGGCTTTATTCCGACGCAGCGCGGCATTCGCGTTCGGGGCGGCATTACCAAAGCGGCGCAACTGGATGGTGCGGTCAAATCGCTGTTTTCCTACGTTGTGCCATCGGCCTCGGCGTTCTTCGCGGCCACGGCATCGGCCATTTACAACATCACCAGCGCCAATCCTGACAACGTATCCGCAACGATTGCGGACGGCTTCACGGCGGGCGATTGGTCGGTTCAGCAGATCGGCACATCCGGCGGGGATTACCTGCTTGCGACCAACGGCGCGGACTACACCCAGATTTACGACGGCACATCATGGCAGCCGATTGCGGCTGAGGCCATCAGTGACCTTGATTACGACGCTTTGACGGCTGATTTTGCTGTTGGCGAGACTCTGACCGGCGGGACATCGGGCGCAACGGCGACAATCCTTGGCATGGTCAAGACCGACGCGACGACCGGCACGCTCAAGATCGGCACAGTGACCGGCGGTCCCTTCCAGGACAACGAAACAATCACCAGCGCGGGTGGATCCGCAACGGCAGACGGCACGGTGAGCGCGGCTTCGGCCCTGACTATCACCGGGCAGGCGACAAACACCCTTTCCCATGTCTGGCTATTCCGAAACCGCCTGTTTTTCGTGGAAAAGGACAGCCTGACGGCCCATTACCTGCCAGCCGGTTCTGTCGGCGGCGCGCTGAATGACGTTAGCCTGGCTGGCGTGTTCCGGCGCGGCGGTTCGCTGCTGTTCGGCGCGACATGGGCGATTGATAGCGGCGACGGGCTGGATGATAAATGCGTTTTTGTCTCAACCGAGGGCGAGGTCGCGATTTACGCGGGCACAGACCCATCAAACGCAAGCACATGGGGACTTGAGGGCCGGTATGACATCGGCAAGCCGATTGGAAAGACCGGCACCATAACCGCAGGCGGCGATCTGCTGATTGCCACGGTGGAGGGTGTTGTTCCGGTATCGGCGGCAATCAATCGCGACCCTTCGGTACTGGACCTTGCGGCGGTCACGTCGCAAATCCGCGAAACGTGGCGCTTGCAGGTCGATGAAGTGTTCAGCGGCGTCCAGTTGATCAAATGGGTGGATGAAGCGCTGATGCTTGCGGTTTTCCCCGGCTCAGAGCGGCTTTACACTGCCAACCTTGTTACCGGGGCATGGGCAACGCAGAGCGGATGGTGCGGCGACTGTGCGGGCCTCTTTGACGGCAACGGCTATGTCGGCAGGTCCGACAACTACGTCTATCAGATCGACAGCGGCGGCACCGACGACGGCGCGGCCTTCTCGGCATCGGCGTGCTTTGCTTTTGGCGATTACGGCGCGCCGGTCGGATACAAGCGTGCATCCATGATGCGTGCCGCGTTCTTCGCTGGCGCGGGCACGCAATTCGCTTATCAGCTTTCCATCGCCAAAGACTATCGCGTCAATTTCCCAGCGGCCCCGAGTGCGGTTGCGGATGGCTCCGACGTGCTTGTCTGGGGCACCGGAACATGGGGCGGCAATTCGTGGGCCGATGATGCGACATTTGCGCGGGAAGGCCGCGTCGATAATTGGCGGGCGGTATCCGGCACCGGTCAGGCACTGGCCCCGATGGTGCAGATTGCCAGCGGCGCGGCGTCTCGGCTGAATGTCGAACTAATCTCGATTGATCTGATCCTGGCCAATGGCGGGCGGGCTGCTTGATCCTCAGCTGGGAATGTCCCGAGCGGGTCGCAGCGCTTGCGATTGACGTAATGGGCGGCACCCCGCGCGACTTCGGCCCGATGCAGGCTTTGGCGATAATCGAAGACGGGGCGCTGATTGGCGGGGTGATTGTCCATAATTGGAACACCGAGGCAGAGACCGTAGAGGTCTCCGGGATTGCGATCCGGCCCCGGTATTTCCGTCGCGCTGCGCAAGAGGTCTACGATTACGTTTTCCACGAAATGGGCTGCCAAGCGGCCATTCTGCGCATCGACGCGAAGAACAGCCCGGCCCGGCGGCTTGTCGCTGCACTGGGGGCCAAAGAATACATCATTCCCCGAATGCGGGGGCGCGCGGCCTCAGAAGCCTTGAACATCATCACATCAGAGGCGTGGCAGCAGTCACGAATGAACAGACATGCAAGCACCGTCAGCCCCGGCACCTCCTGACCCCGCAAAAACCGCATCGGCACAGACCGCCAACAATATCGGCACTGCCGTTGCGAACAGCGTCTTGGGGAATGTGAACCAAGTCACGCCCTACGGGTCTCTGACCTATTATCGGACCGATGCCCCACAGGGCGCGCAACCGGCCCCGCCGTCCCCCGCAGGCACATACGCCAATAGCGGGTCTGGTGGATCTGGTGGCACCGGCAACCCCGATGACCTTCAGGTGAATGTCGGCCAGAATGGCACTTACCTGAACGAGGCGGATGGCGTTGTCCGAAACACACCGGAAGGCACCCCTTATGCAGGCGGTCAGGTTCCTCGGGTTCAATTCGGCGCAGGCAGCGGCGGATCGACCGGCGTGGACATGTTCCGGCGTCAGCCAAGTGACCCCGCACGGGCGGCATACAGCCGTACAGCCGCGCCGACAGGGTATTCCGCAGCGGGCGCGCAAGCGCCTGACGGCATGACCACAGGCGGGCTGACGTGGGTAGACCCCAATAGCAAGAACGGCAACAAGGTCTACAACATCCCGCAATACACGGCTGTTCAGGAATTCAGTCCGGAAATGCAGGCCATCTTTGACCAGCAGGTTCGCGCGCAAACGAATATGGCGGGGATGGCTGCGGACCAATCCGAGCGCATTTCAGAGCACTTGTCGCAAAGCATCGACCCGTCTGTGTTCCCGCAGGGCGGTAGCGCCGACAATCTGCAATACACGCCGGGCGAGCGCATCCAGCAAAGTGCGACTGCATCAGGGCAAATCGCAGGCGCTGGCAATGTCAAAAGCGGCTATGCCGCTGGTGGTGGCATTCAGCGCGGCGTGTCTGGTGAGCGGGTGCAGCGGTCGGTCGGCGGTCAGCAATTCGACGGCACAATTGACGATTCCGGGCGGATCAACCAGTCCCTTGGCGATGGCACGCGGGGCATTCAAGGCAACATCCAAGCCCGTGACTACAACCAATCGCTCGGCAATGCGGGCCGCATCACGGACCGGGTCGGTGGCGTCGGCAATGTGCAGCGCGACTTTGCGGATAATTCCAACCGGATCACAACCGGCGTGGATGGCGTCCAGCTGGGCGACACGTTCGGGGCCAAGGGCAACATCGAGCGCAACCTGCGGACCCAGAACGTCCAGAACGGCGTCAGTATGGGCGGTCGCCTGACCAAGTCCTACAACACCGACTTTTCCGAAGATCGGCAGCGGGTCGAGGAAGCGTTGATGTCGCGCATGAATCCCCAGCTAGGCCGCGACAAAGAGGCATTGCGCACGCAGCTGCTCAACCAAGGCGTTCGGGAAGGGTCTGAGGCTTTCGACCGGGCCATGAACCGGTTCAATGAGCAAGCCAACGACGCACGGATGCAGGCCATTCTTGCGGGTGGTCAGGAACAATCGCGCCTTGTCGGTCTTGAATCCCAGCGGGCGGCGTTTGAAAACTCGGTTGTCGGGCAGCGCTTCGGGCAAGGCTTGGCTGCGGGCCAATTCCGCAACAACGCGGCGGCCCAGCGATTTGCACAAGACGCAGAAGCGGCGGCATTCAACAACAGCGCGCAACAGCAGGCATTTGACCAAGGCTTGCAGCGCCAGACGTTCCAGAACGATGCGCGGCTTGCGGAGCAGGACGCGGCCATCCGGGCGGGTACGTTCCAAAACCAAGCCCTTGGCCAGCAATTCGCACAACGTCAGCAAAACGCGGCCTTTGGCAATGCGGCGCAGGCGCAGGCCTTCTCGCAGGGGGCGCAAAGCGCGGCGCTGAACAATTCGGCGCAGGCACAACGCTTCGGGCAGGGATTGCAGGCGGCTCAATTCGGTGCGGATCAACAGGCGCGCGGGTTTCAGGACCAGCTTGCGGCGGGTCAATTCAACAACGCGGCGGCGGGCCAGCGGTTCGATCAACAAGAGCGTGCGGCGGGCTTCAACAACGCGGCACAGGCCCAGCAGTTTGCCCAGAACGCGGCACAGATGAATGCGACCAATGCGGCGGCGCAAATGCAGCAGAATAGCGATCTGGCCCGTGGCCAGTTTGCCAATGCGGCGGCAGCGCAGGCGTTTGACCAGAACATGCAGCAGGGCGCATTCCGCAACAACGCACAGGCTCAGGCAAACGCTCAATCGCAGCAGGCGGCACAATTCGCCAACGCGGCACAGGCCCAGCGGTTTGGCCAGAATGCGGCGCAAACGCAGATGGCGAATTCGGCGCTTGCCCAGAACAACGCGGCGGTAGCGGCGCAAGCCGGGTTCAACAACGCAGCTGGTCAACAGGACTTCGCACAGCAGGCCGCCATCCAAGGCCGCAGGGACGCAGACCGCAGCGTAGCGATGCAGGAGGCGTTTGCCTTGCGCAACCAGCCTCTAAACGAGATCGGCGCGCTTCTCGGCACTGGTCAGGTCACACAGCCCAATTTCGTCAACACAAACATGCCCTCCATTCCGACAACGGACCGGGCGGGTTTGGAAATGGACGCCTATAACCAGCAGCTTGCGGCGTGGCAGGCCAATACCGCACAGCGCAATTCACTTATGGGCGGAGTTTTGGGCACCGTGGGCAACATCGCGGGCGGCGGCATCCTCATGTCTGACCGGCGCTTGAAAGAGGATGTCGTGCAGATCGGCGATTACGGTCGATTGCCTGTCTACCGGTATCGCTACAAGGGCGAAGCGGGCGACCGAGTCGGGTTCATGGCGCAGGACGTGCAGGCGATTGCACCCGAGGCAATTGTTTGGGGCCCGGGCGGGTACGCAGCGGTCGATTACGGCAAAGCGATGGAGGCCGCATAATGGCGCTCAAGGATTTCATGAAATACGCATTCGGCGGGGACACCCAGTTGACCCCCGAGGCGTTGAAAAAGCGGCGTGAACTCGCATCGGCCATGATGAAACGCACAGGTTCCCCGAAGAATGTCGGGGAAGGCCTGGACGCGGCATCCCGGTCGATCATGGGAGCCTTGCTTCTCAAGCAACAAGAGAAAATGGGCGCGGCCAATGCCAACCGCATGGCTGACCCCGGATCAATTGCCTACATAGATGACCAGAGCGCGGCGACCGAGGCCTTTGCGGGTTTGTTCGGTGGCAGCACCGGTGGCGGTAATCCTTTCGCGGCTCCGGGCGGTGGTGGCTCAAGCGCCCCCGCGAGCGGCGGGTATGGGGGGCAGACCGGCAGCAGCGGCACAGACCCGCTCTATAGCGCTCCTGCGGCGCTTGAACCGTCTATCAATGGCCCGATGACCTCACAGGACGCCTTGATCATGGGCGGCGGTCCTACGGCCTCTGCTGGGGCCATGCTGGACACGTTCGGAGCGAACCCGGTCACACCAAAGGCCCCGGCACCGGAATTCGGCGTGTCGATGGACAACGCGGGTGCGTTTCCGGCGGCCCCGGCTGCTGATCCGCTGGGCCTGCCTCCGATCCAGAACGCGGCGGCTTTGCCCCCTTTAGCATCGCCCGATCCGCTGGGCGGGTCGGGGAATGACACGCTTCCGCTTGGCGATGATACGCAAGTCGGTGGTCAAGGCGGTGACCCGATTGCGTCAGGTATCATTGAGGCGGCGACGGAATTGGGCGTCGATCCGGTCGATCTGGCCACGGCTATCAGCTACGAAACCGCAGGCACGTTTGACCCGACGAAGAAAGGCCCAACAACGCAATGGGGCCAGCATCGCGGCTTGATTCAATTCGGCGTCCCCCAGGCGAAAAAATACGGTGTGGACTGGTCAAACCCAGCGGGTTCTCAGCTTGGGGCAGACGGCGCTATCGTGAAATACCTGCGAGATAACGGCGTAAAGCCCGGCATGGGGCTTCTCGACATCTACAGCACCATCAACGCAGGCGCGCCGGGCCTCTACAACCGATCGGATGCGAATAACGGCGGGGCACCGGGCACAGTCCGCGACAAGGTCGAAAAGCAGATGGCGGGGCATCGGGAAAAGGCGCTGGCGCTGATTGGCCGCACGCCGACCGTTTCGACGCAGGGCAGTGCAGACCCCGGCATCACGCCGTTCCAACCCAAATACACCAAATTCGACTTTGACCTAGAAGGCAAGAAACGCCCCTATTCGCCAAATCCTGAAATCTTGGCGGCGCTGGACGTCGCGGCGGCTGAGGCCTTCGGCCCCGGCGCGCGGATCACCGTGTTCAGCGGTCAGGAGGGCGACAAGCCACGGCACGGCAGCAACCGGCACGGGACCGGCCTTGCGGCGGATATTCGCGTCCAGACAAAAGACGGGCTTGTCAAACCCGGCACGCCGGAGGCCATGCGGTTCATGCGGGCTGCGGCGCGGGCTGGTGCCAAAGGCATCGGCGCGGGCAAGGGTTATATGGGCGGCGTTGCCTTCCATATGGATATGGTTCCGCACAAAGACTATTCGTCCGGTCAGGCCCCGACATGGGGCGCGCACGCTGGCGCGGTTCGAGGCGAGTTGACCGACATCATGGCCAATGCGCCGACGGCACCGTTTGCCCAGCCGCAACCGCAAGGCGTGATCGGCGGGCAGGGTGGTGATGTGATTGCAGGCGGCGGCGGCAACAATGCCTTCGCGCCCCAGCAGGCCCCACAGCTAACCGGACAAGGCGCTCCTGATCCACTGGGCGACATGCCCCAGCTACCGCCGGAATGGCAGTACAGCGGCCCCTCTGCGGATCAGATCAGGGCCTTCCTGACCCAACACCAGCGCGGCCTTGACCCGGTGTCCAAGTCCTACGCTGTTCAGCAACTCAAGAAGGCCGAGGCATGGGAAGACCCGCGCCAGCGCATGATGCTGCGTCAGGAATACGCCAAGATGATTGGTTGGCAGCCCAAGCAAGACCCGACGGCGCGCTTTATGACCGACGACATGGAACGTCAGCTTGGGCTTGATCCGAGCGGCGTTTACGACTTGAGCGGCAAGGTTATTCGTGAACCGAATAAGCCCGCTGAATTGCCAAAAGTGGCGCAGGAGATCGACGCAATCACTCAGCGGCTTGGACTTGAGCAAGGTACGCCTGAATACAATCAAGTCGCGCGTGCGATTGCTGGCGTCATGGAGCCTGCGGCCAAGGAATATAAGACCGAAAAGCTGGCAGACGGGCGGCTGTATTACGTTGACCCGACCGGGCAGGAAAGCCCCCGTTTGGTCAATCCCGACCTTGAGGTCGCGACGGGTGACAAAAACGACATGACGGAGGCTGAACGTAAAATCTTTATGTTCAACAACGTCCAGAAGAAGACCTCTCCAACCATCGACCTGATTGAGGCTAAGGGGTTCGATCCGTCCAACCTCAAGGACAGGTTTGCTGACGGCGTGCTTGGGGGGAACTGGGTCAAGTCTGAGGAAGCCCAGATGTACAAGGCCGCATCCGGTGCTTGGGCTGAGGGCGCGTTGCGCCTGTCTACCGGCGCGGCAGCCACGCCAGAGGAATTTGACCGCATCGTCAACATGTACTTCGCGCAAGCGGGCGACAGCTTGGAGACAATCAAATTCAAGGCGAATATGCGCAAGGGCTATATGGGCGTGCTTGAAGCCACGCTTGCTGGCGACATCAACGCGGAAATGCCCGACCCGCTGTTCTACGGGACGCAGAAATTTTACGGCAAAGACGCAATCAAGGAAAGCCCGCGTCCCAAGGCGCGGCCCGATAACTTGGGTCAAGCTCCGGCTGCGCCAGCGACACCAGCGCCAGAGGCCGAATCCTTGCAACGGGTGCAGGACGCGGTTGACTCGGTCAGGCCGCCTGCTGAGCCGACAGGCGGCGTTGAAATGCCGGTTCCTGAACTCCCAGACGGTATCTTTTCCCCTGCGCAAATCGGGGCGATGACCGACGAGCAGTTTGATATGTATTTGAAAATGCAAGAAGACAAAAGGAAAGCGCGCTGACATGGCAGACTATGAGCAAATCATGCGCCTTGCCAAGGACGCGGCGGCTGCGGGCGACCTTGAAATGGCGCGGGTTCTTCGTGACCGTGCCAAGCGCTATGCCCCGTCCTACGGGCAAGCTGCGCAGGACGAAAACGCGCGGGCAGTCCTTGAGGGCTTGACCGATCTGCGCCCTGCCGAGGCAGCAGAGTTGCAGCGGTTGCAGGCGGCTCAGCCCGCTAATGAAATCGTAACCGGCGAATTCGGCGCAAGCATGAGGGGCTTGCAACAAGGCGCAACCCTCAATTGGGCTGATGAAATTGGCGGCATGGTCAAAGGTGATGAATACCGTGACACCATGCGGGCTAAGGACGCGGCTGCGGAACAAGCGTTTCCGGGTCAGTTCGCAGCCGGTCGGACGGCGGGGGCAACCGGTACGGGGCTTGCCACGGCCCTTGCCACGCGCAACCTTGGAGGGCCGTCAATATGGGGCCAAATGGGCGCGGGGTTCGCTGTCGGTGGCGGTGAGGGAACATTGTACGGCGGAGGCATGGGCACCGACAACGCGTCACGACTTGCAGGCGCTGTGAAGTATGGGCCGGTCGGCGCAGGCCTCGGAACTATCGCCCCTGCGGCGGTGGGGCTGGGATCGGCAGCGGGGCGCAAAATCACGGATATTCTCGGCGGGGCTGTCTCGGCCATCCGAAAGACCCCAAGTGAGCGGCGGGCCAACAACGCAATCATCGAGACCCTTGAGCGGTCAGGTAAAGACCGGACGGACATTGTCGAAGCGCTCATGCGAGCCAAGCAGGACGGGCAGCCGGAATTCCGTCTAATGGATGCCCTTGGCACAGCCGGTCAGGCACGGGCGAACGGTCTTTCGCGCGCTGGTGGTCAGCCGGGGGACGACATTGCGGAATATCTCCGGGATCGACAATCCGACGCAAAAGACAGGGTTATCCGGTTTTCTGACGAAGCCTTTAACCTTGGCGGCAAGACCAGGGCCGAGATCGAAAAAACCGTCAAAACCAATCGCGGCGAAGTCTTTGACGCGCTGATCAAGCGGGCGGCGCGGGACGCGGACCCGGTGGACGTGACCCCGCTGATTGCCGAGATCGACACCTTCTTGGCGGCGAACAAAGCCCCGTCGGCGGGCATCAAGGACAGTGCACCCATGGCCGAACTCAAGAAGATGCGGGCGCGGCTTGCGGGGAAGACTCCGGATGGCAGCGATGCGTACCTGTCTGACTTTGGCCGGGTGCGTGATGTGTGGATCGAATACCGCGAAAAGGTTGATGGGTTCTATAAGGACCAAAAACGTGGCTTGGCGAACGCTGTGAAGCCGTATGTCGAACGGCTGAAATCGCAGCTTGAGGAATCCAGCGATATTTTCTATGGGGCCAATCAGAATTTCAGCGCGGGGTCTGATGTGCTCAAGTCCATGACGACTGGCGGCGACCTGCTGAAAAAGACCCGCGTCGAGGACGCGCTTGCGGCATTCCACAGCCTTCCAGCCCAACAGCAAAGAGGCGCTCAGATCGGGTTCGGGGATAACATCATCACGGACTTGCAGAACAACAAGGCCATGGGTGCAAATGCAACGCGACCATTCAACAGCACAAAAGCGGATGCGCTATCGTCTGAGTTGGCGGATGACCCAGGCTTGCTGAAGCGTCGCCTTGAGCGTGAGCGGGAGATGTACGAGACATCACGCCGCGTGACGGGGGGATCTGCGACGGCAACCAACCTCGCGGATATGGTGGACACCGACCAGATCACACAAGCTGCATCGGCGGCGGCAAACGTGGCCACACTGAACCCGGTGGGAATGCTGGGCAACCTTGCAGAGGCGGTCAGGCCGATTGTAAAAGGCGAAAACGAAGCGACACGGTCGGCAATCGCCAAAATCCTGATGTCCAATGATGCGGCACCAGTCGTCAACGCCATGCGTCAACACGACTACTCGGAAGTAAAAAAGCGCCTGATGGAGGCGTTGATGCGCAACACGGGCCGTGAACCCGCTGCGGCGGCGGTTGCGCCCTAAAACATGTATCTCATGCCCACCAGGGCCATGAACGGGAAGAATACCAACCCCGCATAATGCCTGATCTTGATCGGCCTCCCTGCCTTTTCGGCGGTGCTGGCCTGATGCAGGCAATAGACAAACATGATTGTCAGGAAGTTGGCGCTGATGACAGCGCTCATGATGAAATAGAACTCTTGCACAGTAGTCATGCAATTGACTTTGGCATCCCCCATGAGAATTACAAGGAGGCATTCTTATGCCTAGAGCCGGTGACGGATCATACAGCCTGCCTTCGGGCAGCACTGCGGTCAGCGGGGCAACCGCGACTGCCTCCCAGCACAACACGCCGCTTCAAGACTTGGCGCAGGACGCGAATACAGCACGACCAGTGGCTTACGGGGGCACGGGGGCAACAACCGCAAGCGGCGCGAGGGGAAACCTCAGCGCTCAAGAGCAAGGCGACGTGCTGGACGACCTGAACACCTTGGGGGCGGCGTCAGCAGCCGGAAAAATTATCGCGGCAAGCGGGGCGGGGGCGTTTGCGTACCGCGACACCATCGGAACGGTATCCGAGTCGTCAGGCGTGCCCACGGGGGCCTTGATCGAGCAGGGTTCAAACGCCAATGGCGAATATGTGCGGTTTGCGGACGGCACCCAGATTTGCTGGCATGACGGGCACGCGGTCACGGCATCGGCGGCCACGCTTTGCAGCGGCATTTGGACGTTTCCAGCGCAGTTTTCAGCGGTCCCGACGGCGGTGTTCAACCTGTCACTCAAGTCCGCTGATTGGACAGACGCAGTGCTGCGGTCTGACGTGGCAGGATGCGGGCCGTTCACGGTGACGGCAAACGCGGCGACGGTCGGCTTTTTCTTCATCAGCGGGGCCGACACTGTGACCGTGTCAAACAATCACGTCACTGCCGTTGGGCGATGGTTCTAGGAGATCCACATGCGCATTACCTATTCCCCCGTCAGGTCCGACACCATCCCCGTTTACTCGAAATCGGGCGACGTGCTGACCATCAACGGCGCAAGCTATGACTTTAGCGGCCTCACTGAGGGTGAGGTTATGACGGCTGAAACCATCAACAACGATTTTGTCGTTGCGGATGTGACCCGCGCAAGCGGCGTTATCAACGTCACCCTCAAACTGCCCCACGGCGCGAACGCCCCGCAGGCCACGCGCTTCCCGTCTCCGGTGACGGTGTCCAACGGCACCATCACCTTGCCTGCGTTCAGCGAATAGGGCCACCATGCAAATCAACATCAGCATTTCGATTGGCTCCGGCACAGGCTTCGGCGTGCCCAGATCGACAGACCCGCTCTTGGCCATCTTCGCTGGTCAAAGCAACATGGCGGCAAGCGGCACCGACGGGGAGACGGTTCCGGCGCGATATGCGTCTTTGTCAAACGTGTATATCCTGAACACCGCAGGCAACGCTTGGCTCAGTTACACACCCGGCACCAACGCCAACCCTGACGGCACAGCTACGTTGTGGGGGCCAGAGGCAGAGTTTGCCTATCAATACCGGCAGGCATTTCCGTCGCGGGCCCTTTATATCGTCAAGCTGGCTGAAGGTGGGTCTTCGGTTGAAAGCGGCCCAGGCACCGACTGGGATCCGGCAAGCACAAATGAATTGTTCGAAACGCTGGAAGATCAGGTAACAGCGGCAAGGGGTCTTCTGGATGGCGCAAGCGTTGCCTATCAGACCGTCAGCGTCTGGAACCAGGGCGAGGCCGATAGCAAGAACCAGACTAAGTTTGATGCCTATTACGGCACGGACGGCACAGACGGCACCTGGGCCGACTTCATCAGCGCTTGGCGGTCGCGGATTGATGACGACGGCGACTTTATCACGGTGCGTATCCGGCCATACACCGGCAACACCTCTGTGTCGTGGGCGTTCCAACTGCGTGAGCTCGATGAATTGTGGGCCGACTCGAATGCATGGTTTGGAATCATCGACGCCGACTTTGAAGGCACGTTCAACAGCCTGCACCCGGATGTAGACTGGATTGATGGCCTTGGGGCCCGGGCCTTCCATCGCTGGAACGGCACCTATTCCGCGAATTACGATGAATTGACGGACGTCACCCCGACGAATCTGACGTTTGTTGATGCAGACGGGCAAACCGCCTCTGCGACTGTAACCGTCTCGATGACCGAGGCGATTACAGGTATCAACCGTGGCGCGGCTATCACCGTGACCGGTGGCGAGTACCGCACAATCAACGACCTGGACGACACCACGCAGATTGATTGGACGACATCTGCGGGGATTGTCCACCCGTACCAGACCATCGAGTTGCGCGGCACGGCCAACGCCACAGCGGCGGGAACAACCGACGTGTCGGTTACGGTTGGCGGCGTGTCCGACACATGGACAATCACCACGGATGACGGGACACCGGTCAATACTGCGGCCCCGGCCATCACGGGCACATTCAACACCGGGCAGACGCTCACTGTATCCAACGGCACTTGGACCAACAGCCCGTCCAGCTACAGCTATCAGTGGACTCGGGGCGGCGCGGACATTTCCGGGGCCACGTCCAGCACATACACGCTTGTCGTTGCGGATGAAGGGTCCGTTGTTGATTGTGACGTGACGGCGACAAACGCCAGCGGATCGACGGAACAGAACGCCACGGGCGAAGGTACGCCCACCTCCGGCCCGACATGGCCCGCAGGCATTACCGACATTGGCACGGGCGCTTGGTACGATGGCCAATCCAGCACCATCGTCACAGGCGGATCGGGCAGCGTGGAAGACCTGTCTACCAACGGCTATGACCTGTCCGTCACAAGCGGCGATGTGACCACGACCACGATCAACGGCCACACAGCGCTGGCGTTGGCCAGTGACGTGCTATCTCACACCAGCCTGCACACCGTCATGCCGGATACGGGCTTTTCGTTCACGTTCTACGGTGACGTACTCAGGACAGACCGCAACTATTATCTGTGCCACCTGACGAATGGCGCGGAGGACAACCTGCTGGCCTTTGGTCACAGATCGAACGGCAATTACCGTGTTATCACCAGCACGGGGACCAGTTCAGACATGGGCGCGGCGGATACGTCCTTGCACGCCATCACATGGCAGTATGACGGCACCGACATGACGCTCTGGATCGACGGCGTGGATACCACGGAAAGCACCGATGTTGATCTATCGGCGGTGACTGTGACGGAGGCGGTGATTGGTGGCTTGATTGGCGGCGGCTCGACTTATGCGGGCAATGTTGGTGAAATCATCATCGTTGCGCGCGATCTGACGGGCACG